CGCAGAGTTTTGACCGACATTCATTACAACGTTTTTTCTTTGCCAGCGGCCCTCATGGTCGAACATGATATGTCAGACAAAATGGTTGATGATCTGAACAATCACCTGGACAAATTAAGAGAAGATAAAAACAAAAAATCTGCTGGCGATAAATTGATTGGCCAGATACATCAAGGCGAACAATTAATAATTGACTTTACTAAACCAGAGATTCTTGAGTTTAGACAAGTGGTAGAAAATTTAGGCGTTAGCTACATTAGACATTTTGTTGAGTTTACCAAATCCCAAATACATCCTAAAAAAATAGAAATGGATCAACTTTGGTCGGTCCACAGTTATGAGGGTGACTACAATCCAATTCACGATCACCTAACCAAATCACCCATGGGTATATCATTTACTTGTTGGACCAAGATACCCGATCAGATTAGCAAACCAGGAGAAGAAGAAAAATTACATTATGATTTATATAATAGCTCTGGTGCCATTGATGGTTTTATTAATTTTACTTATGGTTTAAACCAAACCTCAGATCCAGAACGTTTGCGGCCATCGCAATCCAGATACATCAAACCCGAGGTTGGCAAACTACTTATGTTTCCGTCCTGGATGCAACATTGTGTCTATCCTTTTTTTGGTCCAGGAGAAAGACGTACCGTAGCTGGCAATCTTAATTGTTTTAACTTAACACCCGAAGAAATACAGGAGGCCCAAAGTGGAGTTTGAAATAGGAATATATGACGATTTAACTTATGAAGAATATGCAAGCATCCCAGCTTATAGATCTCACGATCTTACCGCGGCCATAAAATGTCCGTACACCTGGAAAAATGCAAAGCCACTTGAGCAGTCGCCAGCTTTGCTGGAAGGTCGGGTCCAACACACCGTATTCCTGGAGCATCATAAATTCAATGATGAGTTTGTGATTCAACCACCCATGGACCGCAGAACAAAAGTCGGCAAAGAAATGTATGAGGACTTTATCGCAACCGTTGGTAACAAAACTGTTATTACCCAGGATCTTTATGACCTTTGCATGGAGCGCAGAAAAATAGTCGAAGATTATGTTCCAAAAGAAACCGACAAAGTAGAAAGCTCTTTAGTTTTTATGTGGCACGATCAACCTTTTAAATGTCGAATGGATTGGTACGACGGCCATGATGTTTGGGATCTCAAAACATGCCGGGACGCATCACCCAGAGGATTCAAACAAGCAATTAATAATTTTAAGTACCACATGCAGGCCGCTTTGTATTTAGATGCTTGCAAGGTTTTAGATTTGCCAGCAGATAAGTTTAACTTCTTGGCCCAGGCTAAAACAGATCCATACCCTTATGCGGTTTACTCCATGTCATCCGAGGCCATTGCTTATGCAAGAGCCAAGAACGAACAGGCCCTTGCCATGATATTAGAGTGTGAGAAGTCTGGCGACTTTAAACCTTTTAACTTAGAAGGCCCGCAGGTTGTGGAACTTGGAGATCTATATTAAAAAAAACCCTCCATTGCGGAGGGTTTTTCGGCCCTGGTTATTAGTTAAGAGTAGACTCTTTTGGGACCTTTCTAAAATACTGCATCCCAGAAGTTTTAGCATTTAGCTTTTCACCATTGTGAATAACCGTAATGCCCTCTCTCTGTGCTTCTAACATACAATCAGCACAAATGACCAGTTCACCTTTCTCGTCGTGGCCTTCGATTGTGTGTTCACATAACCAGGTATCGATAGGTATGCTACGATGGGTTTTATATCCACTCACCTGTTGCTTACCTAGCTGTTGACAGCAATCGCAGTAATCTAAAATCCTCTCCAGAGTCTTAAAGGTTACTTTTGCCATCTCACCTTTCGTTGGTTTTTCCATAAATTTTCTCCATAGAATTGGGCGATTTTATACCCACTATAAAACCTCGACCCAAACCCATTATAACATAATGTATACATTTATGCAAATTTGTATATTTATGAAATTTTAGAAAAGGTCTTGATACAGGTTTAAAATGCGGTCTTTGTTGCATAACCAAAAGACTAATAAATATCTGTCACCAGATCCCACCGGCAAGCCTTTATGTAAATGCGTAAAGCTAGGAAATATTAAAGCGTGTCCGGTTGGCAAAGGTTTGATGGCCCCATGATTATGGAACTCAGTTCCGCCGCCCTCATAGTCTCCGGTGTTTAAAGGAACCACCACACTAATATCTGCGCTTTCGTCGTGGTGCCAGGCTCCCTGCTTTTTATCTTTTAAGTTGTAGTTAGCAATCTGTATACTTGCTGGATCTCCACAGCTCCTTTGCCAGATTGCCATAAAGATAGGATTCAATACTGTTTGAGTTACGAACCACATGTTTCGGTAAAGCTCGGGACAATGTTCTTTTAAAACAATTTCTGGTATCTGTCGCAACTTATCTTCATCGGAGTTTCCCTCAAAACCTATTTCTTTTTTCATGCTGTCAATCTCTTTAATTAATAGCTTACAAAATTGTCTGCGAAACAATGGGATCTTATAAACTTCTGGATATATTTTTTTGGCCATAGCATGAACTGGTGTCTTTGCCATTTTTTTTGTTCCACCATCGGCATGGTACTTGGCCACTATAGGTATTGTTTGTTGAACCGCATCATAAGTCGCTTGGTTTATCATCCAGTGAGATTGCATGCTAAGTAGGTAGTTTTTAAGCTGATACATTGTAAATTATTTTATCATACATTTTTTAATATTTAATTGTATATTTGTGCAAAAGCGTATACAATCCCCCCATGGAACAAGATATTAAAAACAATAAAACCAGGAAAAGTTTAGCAGTTGATGTGTCAACATACGATCTTTTGCAAGCAATTTGCGATATGGAAAGAAGATCTAAAATTGACCAGCTCAAAGTTCTGATCGAAAACGAGTATGTAAGGTTGAAAAAACATGAGGCTCTTTTTGAAGAAGAACACAGAGACGTTGTTTAAACTCTAATGTTTAAAAACATTATGGCTAAAAAAAACACGCCACAGTCTTATAAACCAGTGCTTGAGGCCCCGGAAGTTATAGAGCTGTTTAGTCGATTGACGCTACATCAACAAACAGCGTTACTGAGGTTAATATCTCGTAACTTAGAAATTAAATTAAACGGGCAATCTCACATGGGTTATGAGTTAGACTATGAAGTAGTTGGTGCCATGATCCAGGCAACAGAGTCACAAGATTAGTCGCGATTAGGCTTTTTCTCATAAATTTTTCAGCCTAGACTCCAAAACTTTAGAGCGTAGTTTGCGACAAAACGCTCTTTTTATCCTAGGCTGGCAATACCACTTTCTCTCATTGCGATCTCTCGATCTAATTCATCGGGTAGTATTGTGGGTGATAATGTCTGCTGGAGTGTTAAGTCCGGACTAGGTTGGTCAAACAAAGGTTGATCTATGTTTGGCATTTGAAACTGGTTCAACGAGCTTTGTAAGTTTTCTATTGGTTGCTCTACTTGTAGCGGCCCAAAACTTGGATCTTCTTGCTCGATATTTATAATCTCGTTTAATCTTGCTTGATTTTGGTTAAATATTTCATCTAAAGCCTCTGCGCCACCTCTGGCCAAAGTTTGCGTATAGTAATATATTTTAGGGTTGAGAGTATCAAAGTATTGCCTCAACTCTACCGCTCTATCTGGATTTATCAAGGCCTCAATCAATTCATCCTCGTAAGCCTCCTTTTGTTTTCTAATAATATTTTCACCAAAGTCGTCAAATCCTTTAGCAATAAATCTTGAGGGCAGGTTAAACAAGCCTTTTAAAATACCAGCCGCTTTTACACTTCTGCTCATCCCTTCTTGTTCCAATAACCTGGACATAGCCTGTAAAGATTGAGTAGGTGATTGAGATTGCGTTGCAATATAACCAACCGACTGCATGATTTCTGCCATATCAATAAAGTTTGCTAACTCTTCTGGTTCTAAAACCGATTCTAATATTTTAGCCTTTTTACCTCTAGCTACTCGCTTGGCCCTTTCTTGCATAGCTGGCTCTAAAACATCATCTGCTAAAGGTATCGGATTGCCTAAAGGATCTGTTGCATAAGGAAAAGCTCTGTCTACTTGCCTAATACCTAGCCTAGATAAAAACCTATTGGGTCCACCTAATGGATTTACAGTACCAACAACTGCATCGTCAAACTGTGTCATTAACCAGGTACCTTTTAAATTTTGCCAAGCCTGTGCACCAGATTGTGTTACGCCGTCTGCATCTACGAACTCTGCTTGCATAATCCTTCTTAAATCTTTAATTTCTTTTGGTGAAATAGTCCCATTAAAAAGCCTTTGTGTTAGACGACCAGCTTGAGCTCCACCTTTTTCGACGGCCTCTGCTAATTGCCTTACGACACTTCTCTCTAATTGTTGTAGATAACCCTTAGTAGGATCGTAAACTGCGGAGGCTTTTCGGTAAATATCGTTACCATTTTTTAATCTTTTTGAAATTTCATTACGCATCAAAGTTACTTCTCTTTTGATAAACTTTTGACCGTCTTTTGTGAGGCCCTCTAAAAGAGGTGTAAAGTCTTGCGTCAATGATGTATGTAAACTTTCAGTGGTATTTTTTAAAGCACCGGTATTTTGATCTATTAAAGACTCTCTTACAGTCTCTAAGGCCTTTCTAAGTGGGCCCTTAACATTTTGATCTGCCAGTTTATCATCTATGTTTTTTGCAATATCTGATACATCAAAGTTTATGTCTAATTCAAAAGCATCATCGTATATTTTGCTTGCTCTAGTCTTACGCCTCTCTAAACTTTCTTTTAAAAAAGCATTAGCCGCCTCAGCAACATCCATAGATGCGTCAAGAGATTCTTTACCAGATAATTTATCTTTTACTCCAGATTTTACATATTTACCACTGAACAATTCATTAAAAAAACCTTCTGCGGTTTCTTCTACTTGTGCGTTTCTGGTGTGATAAAAGTCCCACAACTTATCGGCTCTAGGTTGCATTTGTAAATATTTTTGTATTGCAGATGCGTTAGTGACCGTGCCCTCTGCCTCTGCTCTTGTAAGTGTGATTCCATATTTATCTTGTGCATAAGCTATTTTTTCATCAGCTGTTTTACCACCAGACTCTACTATGTCTTGTAAAGCAGTTCTTCCCTCTGCGCCAGGAAATTTTTTAATAATGTTTTCAGCAAAAACACCGAAACTTTTAGCTGGTGCACCTAATGGTATAGCTCCAAAACCAGAACTGATAGCCAAATCTTTAGTAGCTTTTTCCACATTTAAAGGCGGTCCGTTAAATAATTCAGAGGTTCCGGCTCTCGCCGCATAAGATAAAGTTCCACCAAGAGCTGTTCCACTACCACCTCCGGTTACAGCTCCAGGAATACCACCTGTTATTCCACCACCTATTAATCCAAGCGTTCCAAAACCTACCTCAGATGCAAACTGCAAAGTAGGACCGACCTTATCAAATATATCTGCTACGTCGGCACCAAAAAGTCCTTCGCTAAACTCTTTTTTTATCTTGCCGTCTTTTGGATCTACATAAGCTATGTCCTCATCTTGATCTATAAAATATAGATCCATCGGATCTTCACCTTGTTCTAATAATTCTGGGAATCTTTTTTCTGCAAGCCATCGGGTTTTATATGCCTCATCGTTTGTAAGTCCAGATAATAACGCGTCACCAACTCCGCTTTTTGCTTGCTCATCGGTAATTTCATCTTTTATTTTTTGCTCGCTTATATATGTTTGTATTTTTATACGAGCTCCCTCTTCTGAATTTGCTTGAGCTCTGTACTTTTGGCCGTCTATGGTGATCTCATAAGTTTCCATATTTAGTTCACCACTATGACATCATCACCGGCTAGTTTTTTATTATAGTCATCTACATAACCATTATAATAAGTAGTAAAGTCATTTATATTTTGGAACATTTCTGCTGTAAGCGCTTTTGCCTCTGCCTCTGAAACTCCTTGGTTAATTAAATCTCTGTAATACATTCTTTTTGCGGCGGCGTTAATAGCGCTTTGACTATTAGGATCAGTAACCTGTGGCAAGTCCTCTCGTTTTAAATTTAACTCTGCTAACACTTCCTCTGTAAATATCATAGACTCTGGGTTATCGTCCCTGGCCCAATTCTGCCGCCACTCGTTCATACCAGCGGTTAGTTGCGAACCATCGATTTTTCCGTCCTTCCATTGTGAGTAAAGACGAGAGTATTCTTTTCTTTCAGCCGAGGCTTTTGCTCTTGCTATCTCATTTGCTCTTTTGCCTGTGACTAAAATAAATTGGTTAGCGTCTTTTTCATTGGCCAGTCCAGCAACCGATGCTTGGAAAATAGCTAATTCTTTGTTTGAAATAGCACCTTTATATGGCCCTACGATACCAAGCACAAAACCAATCTGTGTATTTTTCAAGGCCTGCCTGGCTGAAACCTCAGTTTGATCTGCAAAATATTCACCAACAATAGGTATATCCACTATAAACTCTTTTACCTCACCTACTAAATTCGCACCCTTACCAAAACCAGTTTCGGGAATTTGGTCTTGTAAATAACTAAATTTTGCTAGGTTTTGATCGTTGTCGATAGAAACGTTTGCTTTTTCCTCTGTCTTTTTTACTTCGCCGTGTGCATCGAGGACAAATTGATTTTCTACTTTTTGCGGTCCTTGTTCACCACCTATGTTGTAAATGTTACCTGTTTTTTCTTCTACTTTTGTATAGCCCTCACCTAACAAACGATCAATTTCTGGTTTATCTTTTTCATACGCTGTTTCAGTAGCGATAACAGTCTTGCCGTCCTTGCCATATTTATTGTACTGAATAACCTTACCTAACTTAGTAGGATCTTTAATAAGCCTTTGGGTTATAAGAGAGTTGTATAATTTATCGCCCTCTCTTACATCATCTATGGCCATTGATGCGGCCTGCATTTTAATTTTTTCCAGGCGATCTATTTGAGCTTGTTGTCTAGCGCTTTCATATTCAGAAAAACTGTTAAAACCCATGGCAAAACCCATACCAATACTTGGAGCTTGTCCAGTTGCGGCTTGTGCTGTTAATCCTTTTGAAAGGTTTGTTGCTAGATCAAATATACTTGGACCTCTTTGTTGTTGACCAAGCGGTTCCAACATATCAACGTATGTTTGATAGGATTTTTTGAAGTCTGGCGTAAACCGGTCTTTATTGGCCTCTAAAAAAGCAATCTCTTTTTCAAGATCCGAAAGTCCAGCACTTAATTCATCTTGCATTAAACTGCCCTCTGGCCTTGATTTAAAAACTGACCAAAAGCACCGAAAGCGCCAAGTCCTGTTGCTAGGCCTGCTTGTAAAGGACTAGGTGCTGGCGTGAAGTCTGTAGTTGTCTGGAACTGTCCAGCTGGTGCCATGCCAACAAACGGCATTAATGATTGATATTGAGCTAATGGTGCTTGTTGAGCCTGTAATTGATTGCGTCTTTGTGCATCAAGTCTTTGTTGTTCTAATGCTTGCTGTTGTAAACCAAACCCAGATAATTGTTGTACGTCGGCGGCTCTAGCGGCCTGTGCTTGACTACCGAGTCCAGATAAATTACCTGCCAGGCCAAACTGTGATTGTTGTCTTTGTTGACCGATTTGTGATTCTAAATTACCAAGTCCACTTAAGGCCCCTGCTAATTGCTGTTGTCCTGCCATTCTGGATCCTGCTAAATTAGCCAAACTACCTGCGGCTGTTCTTGCGGCTTGTTGCTGTCTAGCAAACTCTCCTAAACCTAGTCTCTGAGCCTCAGAGAACCCACCAGATCGTATTCCGCTGATAACCTCACCTAAACCTCTTCCTAACGCCTCACGACGTTCTGCGGCTCCTAATCGTGCTCTGGATCCAAAAGCAGACTCGCCTCCTCTAGCAATATCCTGGGCCCTTGCAAGAATATCTTGTTTATCGCCCTGTTCCATTATGTCGCTTATGGTTTGTTGAACCACTTGTTGTTCAAAAGGATTGTAAAATTGTCCTGTCATACTAGGATCATAAGCGCCAAGTGTTCCTCTTATAAGTCCTTCGGACTCACCGATACCAGATAAAAGACTACCAAGTCCAGCTGTAGTTGCGCCCAGACCTGCTTGGCCAAATCTCCTGGCCCTTTCTAAGCCGGTGTCTAACGCGCCAACTCCTGTTCTAAATGCTTGTTCTGCGTCACCAATAAACCTATCTTGTATGCCGATGCCTTCTCTGGCTAATTCTGCCGCTCTAAGTTGATCTGGAGTTAATCCTGCTACTTGTTCTTCAATAACGACAGGTTTACCCTCATCGTCAAAAAATACCTTCTCTGCGGCTCTCATGGCCCCTGGTATAAATCCGCCTTTACCGTCTAAACCAAATAATAGTTGTTTAGTTAATGGATCTAATCCAGTTTCTACTCTTCTTATGCCAGCCGCAAAAGGAGCGTCACCGCCTATTTGTCTAATGGGTTGTGGTGCTGGTGACGGTGCAGGTGCAGTAGTTTGCACTGGTGCGGGTGGTTGTGGCGTTCCTAAAGATATAGGATTTATTGGCACGGGTCTCTCTAAAGAATCTGGCCCTTTATTTTCTATATTTAAAACACCTGGCGGAGTTACACCTGCCGAGCCAATAATTCCTCCACCTGGTAGACGTATTTCTGTTGGTCTTATCCCCGGACCAAAGCCAAAGTCTTGTGGTGGTATAGGAACAACATCTTCTCTTCGTAAAATTGGTCTTTTTTGTGGACGTGGACGCAATCTATCTATACTAATTTGCGGTATACCCCTTCTAATGTTACCTGGAGCACGAATTGGTACTCTTGGTATGTTTACAGGAGGTTTTGGCAAATTAGCAAAATCTAAATTAATACGCGGTATTTGACTTATACCTCGCAACATATCTCTTGGTAATCTGAATCTTGGTTCCATATTATGCCGACGGACGTGCTTGACCGCTAAAAGCCTCCATTAGTTGATACATGAGAGCAGTACCAGATTCACGATCCGGACTACCGTTTGGTGTAAGAGTTAATATTCCGCCTTGGTTTTGCATGTCAAAACTACCTGCGCCTCGAACAGCTCGGCCCGTCATAACAAACTCGCCGTCACTTAACATGGCTGGTATGTCGTCACTTGTCTCTGTTCCAGGACCGTCAATACGGCCATTCATCCTTTCAAAATCTTCTGCGGCTACATTACCGCCTTCGGCATAAGCCATTGGCATGACCATACCGCCGCCATACATGCCTCTTGGTTTGCCACCAGATAACTCTGGTAAGGTGCCTTCTGGCAATAAACCAAACTCAACAGGATTTGGTGGTTGTTGTCCCATCCTTCTAGCTATCTCGGCCTCTATGTTGTATCTGCCTGTGGCATCCATAGTCGTAAGTGGAGTTAAGGGCACGCCTTTTTGATCTTTGGCCTCATCAAAAGCTAACTTGCCAAGTCCTGCGGCTAAAGCTCCAATACCACCAATTTTAGCTAAATTACCTAGACCGCCTAACCCGCCACCAGATCCGCTACCACCCATAAATTGACCTTTTAATATATCTTCTCCAGCTTTTATAAAGTCGGGAGTTCGGCCTGCGCCTCCAGTAAGTGCTCTACCTAAATTAAAATTACCCCCACCACCAGTCATAGGTATTGACGAGGGATCAGAGATATACTTTCTATATGTAGCAGGATCTACAGAGTTTCCTGCCGCATCTACAAAATTACCAGTGTTCGGATCAAGCTGTGAAGATTTTAAATCGAAAGCTGGTGTTTGTTGACCGCCACCCACCAATCCACTTAATGGACCGTCTCCAAGCAATCCTTGTAAACTTCCCAAACCTTTTCCTATACTGCCAAAACCACCAGCGGTGCCTTTGGCAATTTGTGATATGCCAGGTATTCCCGCAGACGCTAATTTACCAGAAATAAATGATCCCGCTTGACCTAGAGCACCACCAATGCCAGGTATTTTAGTGGCTAATCCACCGATGCCACCAAGAACACCACCCAACGCTGTTCCAACGCCTGGAACTAACATGGCTACTGGCGCTACTTTTGCAACAACTTTTTTAAGTTTTTTACCTATTTTTTTAAAAAAACCAAACTGCTCTAAGCCTGTGTTTGGGTTTAGACTAGCTATGCCGACACCGACTACAGCCTGCTCTGGGTTGATACCCATTTGATTAAACTTTTTTTCTAATAAAGATTCTACTTCTGGATCTTCTACAATTTCTGGAGGTATTACTACTTCACCTGGTCTAACATGGGCCAAAGCGGTATCTTCACCACCACCCAGCTTTGCAAGTTCTTGAGCTACTGAACCCATGGGTGCCATTGCCTGGGCCTGTAATTTTTCTATCATGGCCATCAAACCCTCTCTTTCTTCGGGATCTGTTGACATTTGAGCCTGCTCCAATAATGCCATTTCTGCATTAGCCATTTCTGCATTAGCAGTGTCAGCTGTGATACCTAACCTATCTCGCAAACCTTGCATTGCTTGTGGATTAGGTTGATTGTCAAAACCAAAACTATAGTCTTTTCCGTCAATTTCAACGTCATATTGTCTTTGCATAGCGCCGCTCAGTGCTGGACCCATTCTCATAGCACCTGTTGCCATCATACCTGCGGTTCCAGACATTGGAGCCATGGTTGATGCCATTTGTGTTGTTTTGAGTAAATTATCTGCGTTTGGTTTCATATCTATCCTATCGTTACTGTTACAGCTCCTATACTCGCTGTTGCAGACAAACCAGTTAAGTATGTCTGGTGTTCGTAGAGATTCCTAAACTCAGTGCCATCAAAGCCTTGATGAACCTCTGTCGTACTGTTAAATATAATAGAGCCTGTTGCGAATTGCAATTCGCTAAGCTCTGTATTTGTGTAGCTACGGACAACATCTGGATCCTCTGCTCCTAAGTTTAACTCTAATATTCTAACAAGCCTGTTGAATGTATCAACGGAAACATCTGTTCCTTGAGCTTGTGGAAGTCGAGTGGGTAGTAATTTACCCATTACCTACGTCCAGATTGTTGTATATCTATACGGGTATTACCCAATCTCCATTTAAAATCTTTTCTATCTTGCTCAGTGTTATCGTCATCTGACTCAAACCGTAATACAAACTGCCTGGTTCTAGTTCTCAAGCTAGAAAATGTAGAAGTATTCTTAATTTGTGTTGTTGAATCAGTGGTAAGAGATTGATTATTAAAATCTCTTCTTTTTACTACGATGTTCAATGCCGCATCTGGATTTGTTCCTAAATCATTTTGAAACAATATATCTGGTATGATTTTTTTCAAAAACACAAAATTATCACCATCGGTCACATCTATGTCCGCTGATTCAATAAAAACATTGTCCATGGAGCTAAGATCATCATTGGAACCAGTTTCGTGTTGATAAATTACTTTTGATGAAGAGGTTTCACCAGCTACTAATGGTTTTTCATTTATGCCTGGGTTTAACCAAGAGTATCTTTTTAACGAACCTATGCTCCAAGAATCTTCCTCATAATTATAAATTACATATCTTGATATTTCGTCGGTGTCATCTGTTTTTGATGGATAAAAAAACCATATTTCAGAAAACTCTTCATTTAAGCCAGCAAAACATTTAAAAGATTGATCTATGTCTAAATCAGAAAAAACAAAATCTTGCACGCTACAATTTAATTTTTTGATTGATCCATTGTAAAAATAAAAAGCATTTTTAGACATGTAAAAAACGCCATTCGGTGCGTTTACTACAGCTTTTGGCCCAATCAAACCAGCACCTTCGTTTATAAGATTTAATGCAAAAGTCAATGGCGGCCCTATAAATTGCATGCTATATAAAGATGTATCTGTCCAAATCAAAACCTCTTGCCTAGATTTTATGCCCGCAATGATTGATGAGCCGCTTGATAATCTCAAAGAACCAGCAGTATTTGTGCTCAACGGCTCAAACTCTAATTCATTTTCTTGATCTGAAAAAGCAACAAGCATGGGATCTATTGCGCCTGTTCTCGAACCACTGCTAAGAGGGTCAGCACCTAGAACGATTAAATGTCTGTCTGTTTCTGAGGTTATAACTTGTAAGGCTTTTGTTGGCACCTTGTTAGCTCCGCTTATACTAGATAATTCTACTGCTCTGGTCGACAGTCCATTGCTTTCATCCCATTTGAATATTCCGCCATTTCTAGGATTAATTATTAGATCTTCACCAAAATTATCATGTGTCCAAAGCCTTAGATTATTAGTATCGCTCAAAGCTGTGGCCGCTCCCCAGGTACCAGCACCCCATGTTCCTACTCCCCAACCGGTGCTTGGTACAAAAACATCTAGGCCAGAGTTTATTTGGTAAACCGCATCTGTTGCAGAGCCACCATTACCACTATCGCTAGAATTAGCCGTCACTGTCGCTCCACTGGTATCTTTAGCAGTAATTTCGTATGTATTATCTCCTGTAACTAAATCTATTTGATATTCTTGGTTTAAAACATCTGCTACTACATTTCCGCCTAAACTTACAGCACTTGAAAAAGTAACAAAATCACCGTTTACCGCTCCGTGTCCTGTTTCTGTCACAGTTATAGTAGAGGAGCCATTAGTGGCCCCGAAAGTTGTTGAGTTAGTTGAGGATCTTCTTATTGGAGTTACATCATTGTAAACGTTACCATTTTCTACATAGTATTTGTTGGTAGTGCCAACTCCTAGATATTGACTGCCGTCTAAAGCTATCCAAGCATGTAAAGCTCTGGGCGAGCCAATAAGAGTAGAATCTATATATTTTTCCCAGCCACCAATTTTTTCAACACGACCTTTTCTAAAACGTATGAAGTTGCCATCGACCCAACCCCCTTCATTAGAATAGTCGGTTTCTTCTTTATTGATCCCTGGTCTAAAATTAACTTTTGTAAGCGGCATATCTAAATTCTACCATTTTAAAAATAGAATTAAGCCAATCTTATAATCGCACCTGTAGCTGTAGCGCTTGGGAATACAATTGTAAAATCACCAGCTGTGCTTGTTTTGTCACCACCAAAATCAATTGCACAGACGGCTTTATCACTATTAGTGTCGTTATATATCAAACACCCTCTTGCTGTAACGGTTGCATTACTAAAAGTTAAATCTGCAAAATCAACGATAGCCGTTGTTCCAGATGTGTTTGGCGTAACATTAGTCAACGCCGAACCGCCAGAAGTGTAATTAGTACCACTGGCTTGACCTGTAGTTGTAAAAGCAGTAGTTCCAGCTCCTAAAGTTGCCGAAGATGTATATAACGCTAATTTAAAAGAATTACCGCTACTGTTAGTGAAGTTATGTGTTCCAACCAAAAGTTCTTGTTTGAAACTTGTGCATATTGCCGATGTAATAGCCATTTAAAGCTCCTTAATAATATCGGCCATGTCACTGTGGCCTTGTTTTTTTAACAAATTTACATAAGTCGTATTTTTTGACTTAATTGCATTTTTAATACTATGTAAGATTACAGTATAAACTTGTTTTTGAAAAGCGTGGGCCTGTTGTTTTATGTGCTCTGGTGCCTCGTTAGAATAATCGCAAATTTTCTTAGTTGCTTGTGCGGCCCAAAATTCTGGAGAATGACCTTCGTTCTCTGTTGAGTGCACAGAAATAGAGCCTAATTGAAATTCACTATCTACACTCATCCTTTATATGGTTCCGGTGGTGCAACATCTTCATTTATTTTCAAACCAATTTTTTCAAGTTTTTCGTTAATTTCATCGTAAGGACCTATTATAAATTTACCATCATGTGGTATTGCAACCAATGGTTTTTCTAATCTATGAAAACCATAAAGTTTTTCGGTAGCAGGTACATTTGAGTCTAGGACTGTAGACCTGCCGCTCATGCCAACAAGAATATCATTTTCCATACATTTGCTGATCCAAAACTCTACACAAGCGCGACCAGCCTCGGCAAAGTGCATATTTTCTTTATATGAAAAATCAATGCCAAACAGATCTATTCTTCCAACCTGGTTCCACAATGCAAAAGCAACAGCGTAAGCCACTGTATTATTTAGATATGCACATTTGGTAGCATTGCATACTTCTTCTATCGGATAAAGCACTGGATTTTTTAATCGCGGATCAAGTTCACATGTGTAGATTGGTGTATTAGTTTTTGACAACAATCTTTGCATCACGTTAGTTTGTCTACCCGCATCCTCCGTGTCAAAAAACCTACTTGCAGGATCTAACATAAATATTTTATGGCAAGGATATGTAGCTCCAGCTGAGTTTATGCACCAAATTTCATCCCATGTTCTGCCATTTTGTAAACCAATAGCAAAATCTACTTGGCTAATACCCAGGCCTACTATGGCCACTCTTTTGCCTTTTAGATTTTCGTTTGGTGTATTTTCTTTATTTTTTACTTCATCCACTAACTAACGCCAGTGCGTAAAAGATCATACCTGTATTCGTCTCTGGTACCTCTACCCTCAGACATGGTTTTGATCCGCGCGACTGCCTCCTTGAAACGCCCCTCAAACTGGGTAACGACATCAAGTGGCTCTTTTAGAAAAATCGCCGCCTCTACTAACGTGCCATACAACAAAGCGTCTGGATAATCCGTAGACAAAAATGTTGTACCGCTGTCACTACCGCTCGTTAAAGATACTGGTTTATGTAAGTAATGCAACTCTACCGTATAGTTAGTATCGGGTACAGGTGCAACCTCAAAAGCTGTGTCATCAAATAAAGAGTAATATTTTGGCTGACCTGTTGTGGTCGTGCTTGGAGAATACTCTTTGATAAAAGATGAGTGTTTAAAATCCAAATAATCATAAGTGTTAGAACTTATAATGGCCAAACTAAATGGCGCATAAAAATCTGTGGGCGTAGCTAAAAAACGATTGCTTGATGTAAGCGTCCCTTGAACGTTTTTTCTTTGTTTTGGTAATTGAACCAGGCTAAATATTCTATCCTCTGACTCAGTAATAAAAGTATTTAGTTGAGATGTAAAAGTAGACTCAGAGACCTGTAAGTAGTCTTGAACCGCTGTTTTTAATGTCGCTAATGTAAAACTCATGTTATTGATACCGTTACAGAGCCAACACCCGATGTTATGCCAAAGGTTGTTAGTTCTTTACCTAACTTGCCATCACCTACATTAGTGTAAACAACAAAAAAATTGTTGTCATCTTTTTCCTGGGGCCTGGCATTTCTTAACGCTTGCGGATCTTGTGGTACAGGTCTAGGCATCAACTGTGGATGTTTTGGGTCAAACTGATCTGGGCCTACAAGTAAACCGTCCCAGGTTCTTTTCATATCTTTTAATTTATAGCGAAATCCTGTTATGTCACAGATTCCGTAAGCAAATTTACCAGATGCAAAAGCCATTACGCGTTGTTATAGCTACGAATATCTGGAGATATTCTATATGATGCTCTATCCTCGTCTTGCGACAAGGCTCTAGTAAACTCATCTTCATACATGCTTTTTAACATAGCAGTCCTTTCTGGTGCTCGTTTGATGGATATGTAATAAGCAAGTCCAGCAGTTAAACAAGGGTAAAACCTAAAAGGTATTTCCATAGTGTTTGTGGCTGAGTCTGAGTCATCCATTCTTGTCAATACATTCATAACAATGGTGTAAGTGCTTGATTTGTCCGGAGCTGGCCAAACTGAAATAGTAGGAGTTATTTGTTTATTTACAAAATATTGATTTGGTTTGCCTGTGGATGATTTATTAACTATATGTGAATATTCAGCTCTACTAAGCCTGGACATAGGAAGATCTGTAGTTTCTGAGCTTACGGTTTCGCGTATGAAAACATCTAATACATCAATCGGAGCAGTGCCGTTAGTGCTATCGATGTTGTATTCTGTGGTGTCTTTTACCATAGACAATGTTTTTTGTGCTATGGTCCATTGATTTAAGCCTCTATTGGCCCATTCAGCTAACATCAAGTTTAAACTTCTATTAGCGCTTTTAAGGTCATAACCTGTACGCAACTCTAAACCACAACGCTCAAAAGCCTCCTCTATATAGTCGGCTACTTGTAATTCAAAATTTTTACTGCCAGATAACGCCATAATTAATCCTTATCATCGTCTGTGGCGTAGAGATTGTCAAACGTAATTACCGGATCTGTGTAGCTCTCATGCGCCTCTGCTGAGTGAACCCATTGGCTTGGAGAAAAATCTGGCGGACCCTCGCCTGTTCTCCACAATGCAGGATTTGTAGCTCTTACTCTATTGTTTGGTAATGCAACAAAGTTTCCTGTGTATTCACCTGCGTCTGTTAAGTATATCACATGACTTTGCTTGTGTTGTGCTGGATCATCTGCTATTGAATGTTCGGTGTAGTCAACAGTAAACATGTATTTACCCAAGTGAAACTCACCATCAATTTTGCAATGCCAGGGACTAGAACTAACCCTGTCTAATATTACGGTGCTATGATGATGACTTAAACAATCCCAAGGTTGTGCAAGATGATCTTCCATGGGTTTTGGCCATTCTGCTAAGGGAATATCTGCAATTAAAGCCTGTATAGGCATCCTGGCCCACATTGCACCACCATGGACATTTTCATCTGGATAACCTTCAAAATCTGTCTCACAACCAGTGAATACTACTTGAAAAGACAAGGATCTATCTGGAATTGTATTAACTGCAAAAGCGAGAGCATGCAAATATTCTCCATGCCCGTGTTGATGGTTTGTTGTAAACTCTTTTCTTACCCAGCATTTAAACTGCGGGATATTTGATATTAAATATGCCACTTATTTAATTATGGTTTACTTAGCTATTTTTCTAATACCTTTGCCAAGATTAGACATCATGCCGCCTTTAGCTTTGTATTTGGTACCTTTTTTCATGCTACCGCCTTTGGCCATACCCTTGGTGCCCTTTCTCATGCTACCGCCTTTAGCCATGCCCTTAGTGCCCTTTCTCATGCTACCGCCTTTAGCCATGCCTTTTGTTTTTTTCAACATATTGGCTTGACCTTGGGATCTTGTTCCACCGCCCATAAGTGCTGACATAACAGATTTAGGCATGTTACCAATACCAGGATTAGCTTTCATTTCACTTGCTAAAGCCGCACCGCCTTTGGCCATATATTTAGTACCTTTCATACTACCACCCTTGGCCATATATTTAGTACCTTTCATACTACCACCTTTAGCTCTATATTTAGTGCCTTTCATATTTATCTCCTTCCAAACAAACCCATGCTTTGGGTTTTGTTAATAATACCACCTTTTGCCACAAAAGTTTTAACGTTTGTAGGTTTACCGCCTACTCCTTGTTTTTTCGCTCGTTTTCTTCTAACAGCTGATCTAATTTCAGACTTAGACATGCTTTTAGCCTTAGACCTTGGAACACACTTTGGATATTTTCTTTTAGATCCTTTTGTTGAGGCCCGTCCACATGCTTGAAATTTACCGTCTTTTTTTGGTGCGCCAATATCTACCCAATCACCTTTTGGGCCTTTGCCGAACCATTCTTTTAACGACATTATTTTTTCCTAGTTTTCCTTATTTGTTCTTTGCCTCTTTTAAAAACATTGGCTATGCCTGTTTTACCCATAACTTTGGCCCTTTGCTCGCCTACAGTAAGTATTTGTATTTTTCTAGCAAAAGGTTTTTTAATTCTTTTAACTTTATTAACCGTAGCTGTTGCATCTGCCATGGTCTTAAATTTTATGCTCACCGTATCTTTGGGATTTTCGTCTGTGTATAAACGTCTACCAGACCCTTTTGGTTTTTTACCAGTGCCAACTTTCGGATCTCGTCTTTTTTTAGATCCTTTACTAACAGATTTGCCAATGCTACTTCTGTTTATGGCCATGGCTTTTAACTTCTAGGCACTCTAGTAGGCTTACGCTTGCTATCCATAATTGCTCCGCATCCTCGAGCTTGTGTCATAACAGCGCCACCGCTTTTCATAAAACCCATTTTATTTCTTACTTTTGTTGGTAATTTTGATAAACCTTTACCTTTGTTGCCAGTTGGTATTGGTTTTAAATTTTTATTACTCACTTCGCCACCTTCTGCTTTTTTAGCACCTTTATAGCCACCACCACGTTTTTTATAGGTTTTTACTAACCAAGCATTAGCGTAAGCAGACGGATAAACGTCAAATTTTCTTTTTGCCTCAGCTTTTACTCTTGCATACAAAGCTGGCTTGGTTACATTGCTAGGTGTTTTGGATTTAGCGCTACCACCTTTGCCAAACTTAATACCTTTTAAAGTTTTTGCTTGTTTAGCGTGTAATTTACTAGCTTTTTCTAAGCCTTTTATTACTTTTTTTACTTTTTGTTTTGCCATAATATTACCAATTTTTACATGACCAATAGCCTGCTGTAAAGACATCCTTCTTTTTTTGCACGGCATCGCAATTATGCCTGGCCCTAAAAGATTTACGTCTAGCTGGTTGATCTTTTTTTATTGAAAGGTTTGGATCGCCGTATCTTACAATTTTTACTTGATCGCCTTTTTTTGCAAGCACAGCAAATTTTTTATTTTTGCCTGGTGTCCTTTTTTGTTTGTTATAACCAGGAAAAGACTCACCGCGGTAGGTAAGCCTACCGCTGGAAGTCCTTTTGACATCTTTGGTTGTAGCCATAGATTAGTCGTACTTCTTAATCATCTCCAAAATAATAGAGTAACTGTCGCCGCTGGAGTGGCCCACAGTTGTGAAGTCAATATCTCCGGTTTTGCCAGATCCAGCATTATTTGGGATAGCCGTAAAGTTATCGTAGTATTCATCGCCGGTTGCATCTGCCGGTATATGTGTAAGCAAGACGTTTGATGTCGCATCAAACTCTAACTTTACACTCATGCCAACAGTCATCCAATAAATCCTTTGGATGTGAACCTCAGTGCATGTTTGTCCGGCTGAGTTTTTACCTAAAGCAGATACATCTACTTTTTTAACAGCTGACTCGCCCGATCCATCAGACACATTAGTAAACCGCATGATGACATTTCTATCGCCGTCTAAAATGGTTTGAGAGGTTACTGCGTCTGCCATTTTATCTCTCTACGATTGCTGTAACGTAATCAATAGTCATGGTTTTAGCCGCGGCCTCGCCGTTTTGAATACCGAATGATACAGTTAATTCTTCATCGTCTGGAAGATTTGTATTTACAACACCGACTGGCTCTGCGTTATTAACAGAGTAATGAACCAATGCTGTATCTGGATCTATAAAGAAAGCAACAGTAACAAAAGTATCATCTGCCATTGTATGAATTGCAGTAGTATCTGTTGATGTTCCGTCTTTTTCAACGATAAAGTCTAGGTTTGTATCACCATCGTCTTTGATAAAGAAAATACCGTCTGAAACCGCTAACGGAGTAGTATCGGTGATTTGTAGGCCCATAACAAAGTCAGATTGTGTAGCATCGCTTACTTTGAACCTGGCTGAGAAATAAGCTCTTTTTGAACCATCAATTAAGAATGACTCGCCTTTTAGTTGTAAAAAGTCTAAGTCGTTATCGCCAGCCGCGTTAGTAAGCAAAAGTTGACCACCAGCACCAGAGGTTATTGCCTCAGTTGCGGATCCTGTTCCTGCCTCAGTTGTTGTTACTGTCCAGTCACCACTGTTATAGGTCATAAAATCATTGAAATAACCATAGTGTGTTTGGTCAGATGGTAAAGGCATAAACATCGGTTGATCTTTTTTTGCCTTGGTTGCAACGGTGTTACCCGCCCATTGTATTTGGTTTTGAAAATGTGGATTAGCCATTATGAACTCCTTTGTTTGTATTAATGGAAAGCGGCAAGCCGCCCCTCATCAAGCTAATTAATTATTGTTAATTAGATACTACACTCAAGGAATTACTTTAGCAAGTGAAGAGCGTCTAAAATTTGCAAGGTATCTTCTGGGTTTTTGTGTAAGATTCCAACACCTCCAGCCTCCTCCCAATGTTCAATGTTTGACTTTTTGTCATCAACCAAAACATGGTTTGGCCTAGCAAATATTTTTTTGTCTTTGCCTTTAAGAGTAGAAGATACAACCACGTTTGGACAAACGTACTGACGGATCCATGAAATCTTATCTGCTACTACTAATGGTCTGTTAATTAAACCAGAACAGGTAAGGATCTCCCAGGGTAATCCAGAGTCTTTTACCCAGGCTATTAGATCTAATGCACCTGGCATGTAAGGCAAGTTCCTAAATAATCTTTTGTTAGTAAACTCTACCTTGCGATGATCGTAAGTTTGCTCATCCCATAAAGGACCGTTTAAAAAGTCTGGGCCTTGAACTCCTGTAACAAAGTCAGCTAAAACTCCGTCCATGTCTAAGTATATTTTTTTAATAGTCATTATTTAAGGCAGGAGTATTGTTCGTCAAAGAATTCAATAATATATTCATAATCATAAATGTACTTTGTATATTTATCTCCACCCCAAAAACCTTGGATCTCTTGTGCGTTAGTATCTAACCAAATATTCGGGCCACCACCAGCTAACATAACCATAACATCTTCTAAGTTGCCAGATTGATCTACAATATATTTAACACTGTAGGCCTCATAATAATCATCATCATCATCATCTTCCGGGTAAAATTTCATCTTACCGTTTATGACATCCTCTGCATAACTATCGACCATGCTTTTTAGTCGTAATTCAGTTTCGTTTAATTTTTCTTTACCTACCGCCATTAGTACCTCCTTTCGTTTATATATAATGTGGTTATAAGAACTGCCGCTAATATTGTGTAGTACAGTATTTCTATTACTAACATCACGCCACCTCCTCAATTTGTTCCATAAACTCAAAATCTGTGTCCCAAAGTTCGTCTATTCTGTCATAATCGATCTCAGCTTTTTTAAGCTGTATCTCTCTGCCATAACCATCGATAACCTTATTACCTGGTTCATCGATAATTTTTAAAATACCACTATCTAAAAAAGTAGATACAAAATATCTGCCAATAGAACCCTCTAACTGTAAAAATATACCGCTGTTATAATTTTCCAGTGCTTTTTTATATACATCCATCACGCCACCTCCTCAAGTGTAATATAGATCCACTTGGCATTTTTCATGCCAAACAAACCTTGGTTTAAAAGATCGTAGTCGTTCTTGTTGCCAACAACGATGTTGACTAATTTCTTTTTCAAAACAGTCTTGCTAGGATTGAGTTGCTTTTGGGTTTCACGAATGAAATCCCTGGCCTCCTCAATATCCTTAAAGTTTCTATTTATTGCCATTACGCTACCTCCTTGTTTTCAACAAAATTTTTGGACATTTTCCACTCTTCCAAGTTTGACTTTGGATCACCACTTTCCCAAGCGATTTGGGTAGTTGGACTTTCGTCTAACCACCTGGCAATCGTCTCTGGTGATACGCCAAGTTTTTTTGCATAGGCCATATACCATTTGTAAGTATTAATCATTTCATAGTCATACATCACGCCATCTCCTTATTTAAATCTACCCACTTAACAACCCACAACCACTGATCTTTACCGTCTGGAGTGTCATAGCCTTTCATCATGTCGTATTTGTAAATGACATCTTTTTCAATCAAGCTACCCACGGTTCCCTCGGCCTCTTTTTGAGTCCAACCTTTTTTAGTAAGAACTTCTATAATCTCGTTTATCCAGCCATATTCAAACCACTCGCTGGTGTCATCGCTCTCACAAAAATCACTACCCTCAACATACTCGTTGAAAAGTTTGATTGCTTTTACTTGGTTTTCTGTATATTCCATAGTGCCTCCTGGCTTTTTTTTGTTTTTAATTTCATTTCCCACATAACTAATATACTAAATTATGCACATATTTGCAAGTTTTTATACACATTATTTTAATTAATTTAGGCCAAAAAAAAGGGCCTTAAAAGGCCCTTAATTTGAAATACTTGAGTTATAAACGGTATTTCTAGTCGTTCAGTTTACGCACCTTGCGATCCGAAGATTCCTCTCCAATCAGAGAAACCAAATGAATATCTTTCACGCGCTTTGTAACGAATGTTTCCAGTAGTGAAATCTGGTTCCATGGATGTTTCCATGCCAGTTCTTTGGAACATTTTAAGGCCATCGCCCATTGCTGTTACAGAAGTTAAGATGAAGTATGCGTCTGGATCATTTAGATAATGATTTACTGAATAACCGCCAGGAAGAACACCTGTGTTCTTAATAGCGTTCAAGTCATTATCAGATGTTCCAGTTCTGCCTGGTGAATTAAGAATTCTATCGGCAACAAATACTAATTGTGGGGGGACGATTAGTTTGTCAGCTTGGACAGAGATTGTTAATCCTTTGTCATCTGTGAAAGTAGAGATACTAATTAGATCGTCCTCTAATGAAGTTTCATTAAGGTCGGCCATAGTTGTTTGTCTATTAGCCGCTGTTCCACCACCTGCAAGTGGGTGAGCAGTGTTAATTAATGAAACACCGTCTCCGCCAGTAAAACTGGATGAGAAAGCATTATTGAGAACGTCCGCACCTTTAACCTCTTTGGTATGAGCCATAGATTTTGCTAGTGCTTTAACGTATCTTTTACCGAGTGAGTCATAAAGATTATCCTCAACAGCCTCTTCTGTTAAAGCAAACGCTAACGCCACTGTATCGTGGGTGTAACGTGCACTGAAACTTTCAGATGCGTTGTCAAAGACTACTCCTTGACCTTCGGTTTTCGTAGGCGCAGATCCAAAGCCAGTAATTAATACTTCTTCTTCAAAGGCACGGTTGGAATCTTCAATAGAGAAGATTTCTTCGTATTCACGATCGTATTCATCATAGTTAAGACCAAATAATGAATTTAGACCTGGTTCTAGCTCTTTAGCGAGCTGAGCTCTTGATATAGCCATTATTTACTCCTTAAGCTAAGCCAGCACCTTTTTGTCCCATTATGTGATTTTGAATAACACAAAGAACGTTGGTGTTGGATGATGCTACGTCATCGTTATCGGGATCCTGGGAAATATCAATTGCCTTAAGAGGTAACGTTGCGGTCGTAGCACCGGTTGTTACGTCTAGCTCAAGGTTTGATCTACCAGACTTAGTATCGCCAACAGGTGAACCATCAACAATGTCGAAGTTACCGAACAGATCTGCTACCGGGAAGGTATCATCTGCTTGGACCTCAAACACTACGTTTGGATCATCTATGACGCTTGCAATAATATCACTAGCAGAAATACTACCAGGATATGTGTTTTTGAAAACTTGCTCGCCTGTGGTTGGGTCAGTGTATTGAACACCGTTAAACACTCCGACAATTGGAACAGTACCAGTTGCGGCATGCCTTCCTATAACACCGGCTGTCAATTGAGTTACTAAATCGCCTTGAAAAATTGGAGTTGTAGCTCCACTTGCGATTCTATATCTTGATTGACCACCAGAATAAGGTGCCCCACC